ACCGCCACCTCTCTCTTCATCCTCGGCATGCTCGTGCTCCACGTCGCGATCGTCGTCGCGCTCTTTCGTGCTTCGATGCGCGGCGAGTACGCGGCGAGGGAGCGAAGGCGGGCGTTCAGGCAGAGCTTGCTCAACCGGAGGCGGCCGTGAGCCTCTACACGTCGAGCCGACTCCGCGTCTGGCGCGAGTGCCAGCGCAAGGAGTTCTTCCGCTACACGCTCGGCATCCAAACGCCGCAGACGCCGGCGATGGCATTCGGCACGTACGCGCATCGGGCGCTCGAAGCCTGGTATCGGGCATGGCAGCTCGGCCTGCCAAATCTTCGCTTTGTCGACGCGTCCGAATACATCGACTCCATCGAGGACATCGACGAGATCGATCGTATCCGCTTGCGCGTCATCGTCGCGGCGTACGACGCGCGCTGGGGCGGCGAGGACTGGGAGGTGCTCGGCGTTGAGGTCGAGTTCCGCTACTACCTCGGCGACATCCAGATCGGCGGCAAGATCGACGCGCTCATCCGCGAGCGCGCAACCGGCAAGGTGTTCGTGGTCGAGCACAAGACGAGCTCGGCCGACACGTCACCCGGCGCGCCGTACTGGGACAGGCTTTGCATCGATACCCAGGTAAGCGTTTACATAGACGGCGCTGCGTTCGGGCTCGACTACGAGATCGCGGGCTGCATCTACGACGTGCTCAAGCGTCCGCAGCACGAGCTGAGGCTCGCGACGCCACCCGAGAGTCGCAAGCACACGCTCGGCAAAGGCTGCAGCAAGTGCGGCGGCTCCGCAGGCGGCAAGAAGGGCATCGTCCAGGGCCGCGGCTACTACGAGGTCGCGTTCGCGAGCGAGGTGAAGCGCATCGACTGCGAGGGTTGCGCTGCGACCGGATGGAAGCTCGACGAAGAAGGTGCTCCGCAGGCGCCGCGTCTGCATTCGAACCAACGCGACACTGACGAGACGCTCGAAGAATACGAAGCACGTCTGACCAACGAGATCGCCGAGCGCGTCGACGACTTTCTCGCGCGCAGCGTCGTCGTGCGGCTCGACAGCGAATTGCCGCGCATGCGCCAGGAGCTGATCGACACGATCGAGTCGATGCGTGCGCTCGAGGCGCGCGGACTGCGTGCGCCGAACCATGACAGCTGTGCGCGCGGTCGCGAGATGTGCGCGTTCTTCGCGCATTGCAGCGGGCGCGCATCGATTGACGACCAATCCCTGTTTCCCCGCGGTGAGATCCACCCCGAGCTCGCCGCGTCCAATCAAGCCGCCGACAGGGCGGCGTAAACCGCTCCGCAAGGAGCACGAGGAGTCACCAGCGTGGCAACACCGACACCCAGCAAGCATCCCAGTAATGGGACCGCACCACGGCCGGCCGCCGCGGCACCCAAACCACCGGCCGCCGCACCCAAGCCGCCGCCAGCGTCCAAGCAAGCGGACCTGTCCAAGCTGATCGTCAAGCAGCGGCTCAACCTGCCGCCCCGCGTACTCATCTACGGCCCGCCGGGCGTCGGCAAGACCACGCTCGCGTCCGACGCTAACGCGCTGTTCGGCGATATCGAAGCCGGCAGCGGACAGCTTGAGGTCGCGCGCTACCCGTTCAACCCGGGCGAGCCCGACGAGTTCAAGCCGCGCAACTACGACCAGCTCGTAGACGCGGTCGAGAACCTGATTACGCACCGCTGCTACGGCTACTCCGCGTTCGCGCTCGACACCGGCGATGCGCTGGAGTCGCTGATCCAGCGGCACCTGTGCACCAAGTACAAGGTCGACTCGATCGAGAAAGTCGGCGGCGGCTACGGCAAGGGCTACCGCGCCTCGATCGAGGAGCTGCGGCACTTCCTCTCGCGCCTCGACATGCTGCGTGCGCAGGGCGTGATGATCATGATCCTCTGCCACGCGCAGGCGATCACATTCAAGAACCCCGAGGGTGAGGACTTCGATCGCTGGACCCTGAAGGTTCACGCGAGCAAGGATGTCAGCTTCGCAAGCCAGCTCATGGAGTGGTGCGAGATCGTCGGCTTCCTTCACTTCGAAGGCGGCAGCAAGAAGCTCGACGAAGACGGCTCGCGCGACAAGCGAGCCCGCGGCTGGTCGACGAACCGCCGGCTGCTCGAGCTCGCGCGCGAGGCCGCGTGGGATGCCAAGTGGCGCCTCGTGACGCCGATGCCGACGCAGATCGAGATCGAGGGGCTGCATCCGTGGGCGCCTATCGCCGACGCGATCACGCGCGAGCGCACGATCGGCAGCGGCCCTTCGGTGGCAGACCAGATCCGGACCGAACTAAACCGCATCGGCACCGACGAGTTCACGACGGCCGCCGGGACCAAGACCACGCGCCAGTCCGTGCTCGACATGCTCGAGACCGCCGACGCCGACACCCTCAACCGCATCCACAGCGGGCTCGCAGCGACGCCCGTGCCTAGCAAGGAGATCTAGTCATGTCACTACCGATGGAGAAAGCCACGTATCGCGCCAAAGCCGTCAACACGAGCTTCGGCGTCACGCCCGAGAAGGGCACCAACTTCGTCGCGATCGGCTTCGAGATCGTCGACCACGAGCAGTATGCCGGCGAGCGCACCGATGCGTGGATGGGATACTTCTCGGGCAGGGCGACGGAGCGCACGATCGAATCGCTGCAGCACCTCGGCTTTACCAGCGATGACCTGTCGCTGCTCGAGGAGGTCGGCGAGGGACAATGCGCCGAACTGTTGCCCAACGTCGTCGAGATCGTCTGCGAGCCCGAGGAGTACGACGGTAACTGGCGACTGCGGGTGCAGTGGGTGAATCGGCCTGGCTCCGGTCGCTTCGTCGCGAAGCAGCCGCTCCAGGGCTCGGCGCTCAAGGCGTTCGCCGCGCAGATGAAGGGCGCGCTTCGCAACGCGCGCGGCCCACAACAGAAGCAGAGCAACGGCAGCGGATCGCGGTCGGCTGCGCCGCATCCGAATGCGCCGGGCGTCGGCGATGAGCCGCCGTTCTGAACCTAGCCGGCCGTCTTCGCAATCCTGCGAAGGGTCGGCGCGGTCGCGGTCCGTATCGTTGATAGGAACTGTCTCTCTCGCCGCGATCGCAACTAGGAGTCTGTAGGAACTCGATCGGTATCCAAGTTCGCACCGTTCGACGTGCTTCGAGTGCACGAGACTCCACGATGTCAGAAATCAAACTAGGCGCACTGACGCTTACTGGTACTCCTGATGATAACCGCGGGCTCACTCGCGTGCGTATCGACGGCGACGAATGGAATACGAATCTCGCCATCCACGACGCCGAATGGCTCTCCCTCGTCAACCTCGCCACCGTCATCGACGCCGCGCACAAGACGATCGAGACCAACGCGGCGGAGATTCGACGGCTGGATTTCGCGCTGGCCGCGGCACGTCGACAAGCGATCTCCGCCCGCGAGTCCGCCGCGATCAGGTGGCTGGTCGCAGTAGCTGAATCTGCGGGTGACGGCGAACACGACGACGCGATCGAGAGCCTGCTTGATAAAGCGCACTGGGCCAGCAAGGAGGACGGTCATGGCTAACTGCAACCACTCGACACCACAATGGCACCTCGCCGGCTGCAACGAGGACGGCTGGAAGTGCGCCGAGTGCGGCACGTTGCTCGGTAGCGATGGATTCTCGCCGCAGTTCGATCGCGAGCACACCAGCGACAAGGTCGACACGATCCTGTTCTGGCTCCACGAGCACGACTTCACGTACGTCAGCAACAGCGACCAGGGCGCCTCGATGGTGGCGATGGTCGTCCGTCGCTGTCATGCCGAGAACACGTTCGACCAGCAGTCGATCGTCAAGTTCTTGATCGATACGGACACGACGCACGCGGCGTTTTGGCGCGGACAGGCGAAGCAGACCATGTGCTCGCATCCGTCGCGTGGACCCTGCACTGACAGCAGCACGCTCAAGTGCCACGCGTGCGGGCACGAACTGAAGATCAAGAAAGACAGCGGTCCGCTGTTCGCGAGCACGGAGCCGTTCTAATGGGCGAACCAGCAACCCGATCCGACAAAGACCGCCTCGCCACGCGCACCAAGGCCGCGGCGGTGGTGCGAGCGGTGATTGACGACGAGGAGTTCCCACTGTCGATTGGCGTCTTCACGGTGCGCGACGTCGAATCCCTCGTCTTCGAGCTGTGCGCCGAGATTGTGCAGTTGGCGAAGGAGCGCGACGAACTCGAAGCCAACGCCGTCCGCATGCGCGAGTACCGATTCGCACTCGAAGGCATCGCAACTGATGGCGAGGGGAAACCACTGTGACCACTCCACTAGATACGGCCGCGTTGCGTGCGATGGCGGAGGCCGTTCGCGCGCGTAACCAATCCGTCAAGCGCGGACACCCCAAATACACAGCCAATGTGACCAGCGAAGAAGAGTGCACGCTAACAGAGGGTGTGCTGGCGTTGCTCGACGAGAACGAGAGGCTGCGCCGGGACCGCGACTCGTACGCAAACTCAGACTTCGAACGTCAGCTATGTGATGTGCGCGGACAGCTCGCCGGTGCCGAGGCAGCCAATGCGGCGACCACCGGGACGCTCGTTGAACACTCGACGCTAAACGGCCACATCGATATCGCTGAACAGTGCCGCGACTACCTCGTCCACGAGGCCACGGACGATCCGAGCGGCAAGCTACAAGACTTCGTCGAATCGCTGCGCATGGTGATCGATCAGCTCGATCGACAACGACGTAGCCGCAACTGGTACGAGGTCGCGTATTCGGCCGGCAAGCAGAAGCTGATCGAGTACGCGTTGAGCAAGGTCTGCTGCGCTGGCGAGCCTCATACGTTCGACCAAGAGGCCATTGCAGCCGCCGAGGGCAAGACAGACCGACTGATCGAGCAACTCGCCGCCATGACCGCGGCCCGGGATGAGGCCATCAGGCTGCTTGAGCGACTGGCTGTTCGCGATCCGATGGACCTGACGTGTGTTGTCTGCGGCGGAAGCATGTTCTCGCATCCATCTGATTGCCGTCTAGCAAACCGCATCTGCGAACTGAAAGGAGTCGGCCGCTAATGCACGGCACAGACCCGCACGACGAGATCGATTACTGGCGAGAGCGAGCTGAGGCGAAGGCTGACGAGCTGACAGCCGCCCTCGCCGAGATCACTCGCCTACGCCAGCTCGCGATCGAGGCGTCATCAAGCGTCACGAATGGGTTGGTTGCGCGGTCGGCAATGTCGCACGATCAGCGTCGCGAACTGCGCGCCAGCATCGGTCCAATTAGAGAGTCGATATGACGATCGATCTCGACAATCCGCCAGACGAAGCACGGCCGTACGTCGAGCTGTATGAGCGCACAAAGAAGGACCGCGACCGCCTCCTCGCCGAGAACCAACGGCTGATGAGGAAGCTGAAAGCTGCCGACCTGTCGAGCGACGAGCTAGAGGCGTTGCGCCACATCCGGATCGTCTATCCAAACGCCACTGGCATGCACCACGACGAGGCCGAGCGCGCAATGGCCGTCCTCGACAAACTACTGCGAGGTGTGCGGTGAGTGACAAATCCTACTCGTACATCGTCTGCGATCGTTGCGGCGTTGAAGATCGCATGGTGGAACA